ATATTAATAGCAGAAACTGCGTCACCTGTAAGAGTTACAGTACCAGTAGCTGGAACAGTCGCTCCACCTCCGCTAAATGTTACAGTAGCTGAAGAATATCCACTGCCACCATCATCTACAGTGACTGAGGTAACTATTCCTATTACATTATCTCTAATTCTACCGCCGTCGTACAATGTTTTACCATCTTGAGATCCAGATGTTTGTCTTGGATTTATTTTAATTTCTGTTATTAATGTATCTACATTGTTATGATTTAAACTTAAATCTAATACTTCTTGTTGATCTGCAACTCTTACTTCATTATTGACTGCGCTTCCTATTCTTACAGTTGGATCATTAATATAACCACTACCAGCATTTGTGATATTAACTCCGTTAATTTCTCCATTGCCAGCTAATGTAAATTCAGCAGTTGCTGTTACATTTGTTGGTAAGAAATTACCATCAACATCTTTTGCTTGTGGTACTGGGAATACAATAGTTGGAGCAGATGTATAGTTTTTATCTGCAAGGCCAATGATTTCTACTTCGGCTATTTTACCTGCATTTGTATTTGCTGCAACTGAGGCAAAAAGATTAGAAAAATTAACTCCTTCTGAAGTTATTGTGATATTATCTACATCTAATCGACCTTTTGAATCAATACCAATTGAAACAACAGGAGCGGTGCCAGATTCTCCTTCAATTTCAACACCTGTAAAAGAAATTGCTGGAGGTGAAGCATATCCAAATCCAGGCTCTACAATGGTTACACTTTCTAAAGCACCATCTAATTTAGCCGCTGTTGCTGTGGCTGTTTCACCAGTAAACGTATGAGTTGTTCCCGATCCTACACTTGTGATATCAATTTCACTACCGCCTTCTGTTGCTGAAAGTTTTACTTTTCCACCAGTTGATGATACAATATAATATTGAGTATTTGTTACTAATCCACCGATAGCACCTCCGCCACCTGAATCATAAGTTACAAGTGAATTCACTGGTAATGCTGCTTGTTGGCCTGATGTTAATCTTATTGTGTTATCAACAAGATGTACTGTACCAGAACCTAATGTATCTTCTTCGCTTCCATCAAAGGTAATTGCTGATGGAGCTGCAATCGTTAATGTAGGTACATTATAATCCTTTCCACCATTTCCTATTGTAATACCTGATAATGAGCCATTAGTAAATGAATTACTTAATGTTGCAGATGTAAAGCCACTTGGCGTTCCACTATCACTTGAAGTAATTATTTCTTCAATCAATGAATGTGTGGTTCCACTACCAACACTAGTAATGTCTATTACATCGCCACCATTTGTGGCTGAAAGAGATACTTTACCTCCTGTTGATGTTTTTATAAAATATTGAGTACCACTTACTAATCCACCAATTGATGTTCCTCCACCTGAATTATATGTTACTCTTGTATTTACTGGTAAAGCAGCTTGTTGTTCTGATGTTAATTTTATTGTATTATTTGCAATATTAACAATACCAGTACCAGCGACTTCATCATCACTTCCATCAAAGGTGAATGGTTCGATGAGATAACCACTCCCTCCTGATGTTATTGTTGTACTATTAATGACTCCATTTTTAAGGTCAAGAGATAGTGTACCTGATCGATGTATTTTAGCCGTTGTTGTTGGTAAGTATGTAGATACGAACATTTCAACAAGAACTGGAATATCCTCTGGTCCTATAATACCAGGCTGCGTACCTGGCATACGACTTAATGTTAAAGCATCAGTTAATGCTGCTCCAGTTAATTGTATGAATATTAATATTTCAGCGAAATAAACAAACCCTGATGGATGAACTAATCTATCATATGAAAGTTCCCAATCACTTAAGTTTTTACCAGTCTTAATTAAATAAGAAAACTTTTGATATCTTAAACTATCTAATAAAACAATATTATCTGATAAAAATCCTTTATTATCTAAATATATTCCACCCTTTGAAAGAGCTGGATTTGCTTCCCAGTTACCAGATGATGGTATAAGTACTTTATCATATGGAAACTCAACTTCAACATCGTCATTAAAGAGTATTCTAAAAAAGATTTCAATTGAATCTGCTGAACCACGTAACTTATAAAAATCTATAATTTGTTTATATAAATTTCTTTTATCAACGGTCACACCTCTTGGAATCGTAGCAGCAATTTCTTTCTGCATAAGTTCCAAATAATTTGTATCGTTTCGATCAATATCCATTGCTTCTTCAATGGTATTCATTACATAAGAAGGTCCTGGACCTACCCAATATTTTACAATTGTAGTTAATCTTGCGGTATAATTATTATACGAATCCAATCCATTAACTGTAAATGTTTTACCTATTTCTGAAGTTGATGTAGCAAGTGAACCAGGCAATTCATTACCATTTGTAATTGCTACATTAATATCTGTTAAAGCAATTGTGGTTGTTGTACCATTTGGAGCTGTTAAAACAAGAGTAGAATCGGCTCCAGTTTCATCTGTAAAAAATCTATTATTATCGTTATTTGGATCTGGTATTCTAAATTGCGCTTGGTTATTTAATACAACCTCATCAAAAGTTTCTGTCTCTTGATAAATAAATTCGTCCATATTCATGAACGTATAATAAGCTTCTAAGAATTTTGTAAGTTGAGCTTTATCTTCTAATATTTCAGAAGGTATTAACTGATCAATACGGATATTTTCTTTTGTTTCGACTAAACTCCCGTGTTCGACTTCAATCGCACCTGGAGTTAATGTAGATTTATGAGCCATTATTATTTAAATCTTGATGTTGTATTATATGTGATACTTCCAGCTGAACCAGCAACTGCGATTGTATCAATCTCTGGTGTTATCACAACACTATTATTATCTATTGAAATTAATTGATCTCGTTTTGGAGCTAAATCTAATGAATTAGGTAATACAGTTATTTTAATTGCTGCTGTTGTATCAGGTAAAAAATTATTTAATTCAATTGTACCCTTTTCAACATTAATCAAACCAGCATTATTAATCACAGTTACATTTGCGCTATTTACTACTTTATATACAATAACTTGTCGGTTTGTTGATCCTGAAATTGGTATATCACCAAAGAAGTGTTCAACATTATTAATTAAGAAAGATGTTGATGTAAGAATAAATGCTGTTGAATTTCCACTTTGATAAAAAGGAGAAGTAAAACTTAATTTAAAATCATTTGGCAACGTTGCAACATTACTTGGAGTAATATTTTGAAACATTCTTGGTCGTACAATTGTATTAAGTATTGATGGATCAGAATTATCGATTGCTCTTGTTAATTGTGAATGCCTAAACACACCATCAAATTTATTTAAATTATTAAAATTATAATCTGTAATTGTATCTCTTACAACTGATTGTAATTCAACAGAACTTCTATCTGTTAAGTTTGGATTATATTTAAAGCTACAATCAATTTCTAAATAAGTAAAATTAGTATCTACAATTTCTGGTGTAATTGAAACAACATTCTTTCCTTTTAATATCACACCTTTAATATCTGTTTTTTCTGCAGTTGTTAATTGATCAGCCAACAAAGGTTTTATACAAATGTACACTCTACCATAATCAGGTGGATCATTATCTTCTCCGCCCCATGTTGATATTGAATCAATATTATTAAATTCCTTTTTAATAATGGATGCGTAATCATCTGCTGTTACAGCTCTATTTTGAGCAATAAAAGTGAGAGGTGCATTGAATCGTATTGATTCAGTTGTTTCTTGGTCTGCACCACCAGATGATGCAGTATCTAATGATACAGCAATATCAGAAAATCCACCAATATTATCTACCATTGAAAAGCTATTTGCACCATTTGATTCCTTACCTTTTGTTATTATATAATCAATTGTTACAATATTGTTATTTGATGGTTTAAATCCTGTGATACCATCTCCAAAAAATACTTCATAGTATCCACTTGGATTTTCCTGTAAATAATAAACCTTTGATGTGGAATCAATATTTTTAAGTGTTTCAAATTGAGTGTAAATATCAAAGGAACTTGATTCTTCATTTTGCTGTACGCGTACACGTAACGTGCTTGTATCTGCATCATAGTCTGTAAGTTGAAATTTCTGATTTTCTATATCATTATCAACTCTATATTTTAATTCTCTTACTGATCCTTCTGCAATTACTACATCACTAAAAGTCCATGTATTAACTGTCACAGCATTTAATGTTGCTTGTTGAGTTTCTAATACTACATATTGAAACTCTTCTCCACCAACAACGGTATTTAATTTAGTACCTCTTGTTAATTCTAATACAGTTGGTATCGTTCCAGTATTCGGTTTTGTAACAACAATATCAACTTTACCTCTTGGCGATAAAACTGAACGAGGAGTATAACCTAAAAGTTTTGCTCTTGTAACAACATTACCACGAATCTGAGCAGAATCAAGGAATGATTCATTTAATGAATAGTGAGCATTCAATGCGTTATAGTGAGTGTTATATGCTAACACATCTAATAAAACATTTAATCCACTACCATCAAAGTCATAATCATTAAACTCTGTTTGTTGTTTTAAAAAGTTTTTTAAATTTTGCTTAATGTCTGCAAAATCTAATTCCGTTACATTTAAATTTGTTGCCATATTATCTGAGCCTTCTTAATACAATTTCAACACTCTCTGCTGTATCGTATTCTTTGATTAAAAAATTTACTGTAATTCTATATGAATTATTGTCTGATTCGTCGAGAACTTTAATATTTAAAACTTTAATTCTTGGTTCATGAGTATCTAATACTCTACGAATTCCTTGTTTAAGATCTAATTTAGTAATTGCATCTGCAGGTTCAAACAATAAACCTCTTAAATTAGCACCTAATGTTGGCTGAAAAGGTCGTTCAAAAAAATTACTAATTAATAAGTTTTTTACAGCATTCTTTACTGCTGCATCATCCTTTAAAGGTATGATATCCTTTCGTATAGGATGAATCTTTAAAGAAAGATCTAAATCGCGCCAAGGCTTCTTTTTAGAAACAATACGTGCTTGTTCTAAGTTACCTGATATGCTTTTATCGCCTGTAAGTAATCCTGCCATATAGTTATTTATATCTTTTATTCGCCACTTTCAACAACTGTTAAGCTATTTGTTGAAGCAACAACGGTTTGTATTGAAGGTGGTAAATCTATTGTTGTTGGAAATCCTATTATTGTTAAAAAATCACAGAATGTAAAGGTTATCCATTGAGTTAAAGCACCTAATCCAATCGCATCAAAGAAACTTGTAACCTTTTCCATCCATTTTTTAATTAAATATGTTTGCCATTCTTCAGCAAATTCACGAGCTCGTTTTAATAATCGTTCTTTATTATATTCATCAATATCAACATTATTATCAAACTCACCACCAAGTAAATCATTTAAACTATAACCAAAGATTGATATTGATTCTAATTCCTCTGTTGTTTTATCACGAATTAAAGCTTCTAAATCAAGTTCTTCTAATGCTGGAATTGAAGGTAATCCAAGCGTATCCCATATTTCATCAAATAAATCAATTAAACCTGTAAACCCGCCGTGCATTAATAAATTCATTTTCTTTGCAACTTCAGATCGTATATAATTAATCACTGATTCCTTTTTAAAATCAGCTGTTTCAAACTTATCCCATACTTTATATTCATCAGGTATTAAATCATATATACTATCAATCTCTTCCAATTCAAGTGAATCTCTAATTGATGATGGATCTTCTAAAAATTCTAATATATCAATTGATATACCTAAAATAGTAACATTAAATTCAATTGGAAAAAGACTATTAATTAATTCAAGTATCTTTTTTTGTACATACATTGGATATTCAGCTGCTAAACGAGTCATCATAATATCCCATTTCTTTTCTGGTATATCAATCTTTTCCCACTTAGGATTGTAAATATCTAATATATCTTCTTCGATTTGTTCTAATTTTGCTTTTAAATCTGCTAATTCGTCAGGATAACGATATGACATTGTGGCTAAACCACCAAAAAGATTTGAAAGATTAGCAGGTGTAGGTAATAAAACGTCAGGACATTCTAAGGCCGGCAATGTAACACTTGGCACTGCCATTATATTACCGTTGTTTTAACAAGTGATTTAATTTCTATTTGGCCATCAGCCTTAAAAAGAATATAGGAACCAGATTTATGTTTAATATTAATTCTTTCTCCACCATCTTCATTATCAATTTCAATTAAATGGCCCGCTTTTGATTTATATACTTTATTATCTACTGATGATTCTGTTGGTATATCCTGAGTACCATTTGTTTGTGTTGCAATTGAACCCATTACCATAGGATCTTGAGCACTTGGTCCATCTCTAAAGAATCCAACAACCCATGAACCTACTTCCAAATGATGATTACCACCATTCCCTTGAATCGATGCTGATGTTACAGGCATCATAACAGTTGCCCAAGGTAAATTTTCAGTAGATACTAAACTTGCATTTGATGTATGCCAACCGTGACAACGAACTTTTACTCGATTTAAATTATCAGGATCATTAATATCCTCAATAACACCAGTAAACCAACTAAATTCACCACCTATAAATTGATCTTCATTACGCATTAATATCTACTCCCAAGGAATCTCTCTTAATTTCTACAATTTGCATAAATTCTTCATTAAATATATGAGATATTTTACTTACTAAATAAATTCCTGATAAAAATTTATCTTTCATAGATGCAGGATCTCCTAAATGTTCAAATGTTGTAGCCTTAACTATTTCTAAATTAATTTTAGATCCAACTTCAAGTTCAAAATCTCCAGGTATTGTAATTTGTAATACATTAAAATTAATATTTTTTAAATATGATTCATTTTTTAAAAGAGTTTGATCTAATGGAGCATGATAATTACCCTGCTTAAATGCTTTTGAGTTTAATGATACAAAATGATTTTTTGATTCTTTTAATGTACTATATTCACGATCAAATATTTTATGATCAGTATTAAATGGTTGATTTTTATTAAGTTTTAAATTATCTGTATATGTATAATTTGATTCTTTAAAATCTTTTGTTGCAATATCAACTGTAAATAAAGATGAACTATACGCGCCTTGGCTTACAGCACTTAATTGCGACATATTAAATGGCCCAGTAATTTTACGAACTCTTTTTGCTATTTCATCAAATGAACCTTCAACACCTAAACTCTTTTGTATTTGTGGTTTATAATCAAATGTTTTATATACTTCTTTATTAACAAATGATTTATATGAATCAAAATGAATTCCATTTAAAACTGTTTCATAAAAATAGAATGGTGTACCATCTTCAAATGCATTACGCATTAACCAATTAGCAGCTTGGATTGGTTTAATTGTAGGATATATTCCTTTTATAACATTTTTACTGCTTTCATTAATAAATTTTGGTTTAATATTAATATCATTACATATTTTTTTAATAAGATTTCCAATAGTACCTTCAAACGATCTTCTTAAAACCTTTGCTGAATTTAAATACATATGTTCTGATGTACATTTTAAATTATAAAATTGTTTACTTGGTAGATTACGAACATATCCATAAACTTCTGATACTCTTAAATTTAATTCCCATTTAATTGGATTCAAATCATCTGATAATGGTGATTGTTTAATTAACATTTTAATCTTTTCATTACCATTTAAACGATGTTCTTCAAGTAAATTTGCACCATCAACAATTTGAATATCCATTTCTAAAAATGGTGTATCAAGAGATTCATTAATATAAAAATTATTAACAAGATTTTCTATATTAAGTTCAATACCTTTGTTTGTATAAAGGAAAACATAATCAAGCGTATAGGAACCTGGGACGATTGAATCGCCACTTGAACCAAATTGCCTGGATGTTCCTTTACTACTCATTAATTAATTCTTCAAACTGATCCACAAATCGTTCTACATATGCAGGATCAATGATTCTGATTTTAGCACGTTCATCATTTTCTTCAATAACATGATCTCGATTTGTAACATAAGAGAGAGTACCACCTTCGACACCACCATTAATATGAACACTATTTGTTACTGGTTTTTTATCAGCATCATTTGTTTTATAATAATAATATGGAGCTTCTGCATATTTGTATACTTGATATGTTGCAACTGAATCTTCAGATGTTCCACCTGTAACTCTTTCTGTTATATTTTGAGGACCTGTTTGATCTCCTATAAAAGCTCCCGTAACATTTTGTACAACAAGTTGGCTTAAATCAACTATTTTCTTTGTAAGTGTACCTGTTGCTCCTGATGTTGATCCCGTGATTGTTTCACCAAGAGTAAATCGACCAGCTAAACTATCTCTAAAATCTGTAATTATTAGATCTGTGCTTCTTACAATAGATGGATTTGTTTCTATAACATATCCTTCATATTCTTTTGCAATATAATCAAATAAATCTTCTTGACTCATTGGCCATGCTCTCATACCATCATGTAAAAAATCATTTACAACAAAAAATGTCCAATAATATTGTGATGAACCATATAACCTTTGTGATACAATATCAGGTCTTTCGCCATTTTTAATTTCATAAAATTTATATGCTGAATAATTATCTAAAAAGGATGGTAAAGGTCTGACTGATCGAAAGAGATCAACCATGTTTTGTAAAACTCCTGTACGATTAAAATCATATTCTACTTTTGGAAATTGTCTAAAAAAACTCATATTAATCTCCCTTTGGTGCTACTGAGATTTCAGCTGATGAATTAGGCCTAGAATAATTATATTGTAAATTATCTTTGTTGTATATATCATGACGAGATAGCATACGACCTTCAGCAAAGGTGAGTGTCATATTAGTAGATGTTGGTGCAAAACCATTTGACGCTTTGTGAAAACTATTACCTTCTGGATTAATTGTAACATCCACACCTATTATATAACAATCATGAATCATTGGCATATAAATGCTTTCTTCTATTTCATCATCAGCTATTGGATCATAAAATTTAATTTCAAATGTTGGTGGATATTTAGATACAAATCCTTCAACTTCTGGGTACATATATTTTCTAAAGAAATTTTCAATATCTCTAATATCTCTTGACTCTTTTTCTGATTCAGGAACAAGTGTAAATGCAAAGGAAAATTGTCTTAAGTTTACATTTTCAAATGCAAGGGCAGTTGCTGGATTAAAAGCCACTCCTTGTTCTAATGCCTGAGCTGCTAATAAATTTTGATCAACACCTAGTTTATCTAATATTTTTAAACCCGTTACGACGCCTTCTTCTGTACTTAAAAATTTCTTGCCTTTTTCTGATTTTATATCCTCTTTAGTGGCATTTCTAAATCTATTTGCTGCATTGATAACACCTAAATTCACTCCATTATAATTAGCACCATCTGTAAACTGTAACCCTGATGGCATATATAATTGAACTGATTGAAATTCAGATTCATCAGCTGGTAATGATTTTTTAATTGAAAATCTTATACTTGGAAGGCCTTCTCCTTCACCGGCTCTTCTTAACGACCTTGGAAATACTTTTGTTGTCATACTTAACCTTTATAAATAAAATAAACTATAGAGTTATTTATATGAGTTATCAAGGGAAATACAAAATTAAGAAGCCTGAAAAATATGCAGGCAATCCAGGAAAGGTTGTATATCGATCTTTGTGGGAAAGACAAGCATTTAAATGGTGTGAAGATAATCCAAAAGTAAAGATGTGGAATTCAGAAGAGGTTGTTATACCATATAAATGTAAGACAGATAATAAACTTCATAGATATTTTGTTGATCTTTTTGTTCAAATGGATAATAAAAAAACATATCTTATAGAAATTAAACCTAAAAATCAAACACAGCCACCAAAAAAACGTAGTCGTAAAACTAAAAAATATATAAATGAAGTGACTACATATGCTAAAAATATATCTAAATGGGAAGCAGCAAATGATTTTGCTGAATATAAAGGATGGAAGTTTCAAGTTTGGACAGAAGAAACTTTAAAAAATTTAGGCATAAAGATACTCTGATTCTTTATAAATAACAGTATGGCAAGTTTATTTGATACACTACAAGCTGGAGCTCAAAGGGCTGGTGTAAAAGCACGTACCAAAGATTCTCAAAAGTGGTTTCGAAAGAAAGCTCAAGAACTAGTTATGCCAAATCGAAAAGCTCTTTTGAAAGATGATGCTTTAGAAAGAACAGGTAGAAATATTCGTGGTAATATGTATATGTATTTCTATGACCCAAAGTTTAAAGAAACACTACCATATTACGATAGATTTCCATTAACAATTATGATCGATCCAGCTCCTGGCGGATTTTATGGTTTAAATTTACATTATTTAAACTATCCAGTCAGAGCAAGATTTTTAGATGAGTTAATGAGTTTAGCTCCAAACAATGTAAAAGATACTACAAGGTTAGTTAAATTAAGATATGATCTTTTACAAAGTGTACGAAAATATAAAGAATTTAAACCATGTTT